GTGGCCAGCGATTCCACGTTCGACGTCGTCAGCAAGGTGGACAGCCAGGAGGTGTCCAACGCCCTGAACCAGGCGCAGAAGGAGATCGCCCAGCGCTACGACTTCAAGGGCGTCGGCGCCGAGATCGACTTCTCCGGCGAGAAGATCCTCATGAAGGCCTCCTCCGAGGAGCGCGTCAAGGCCGTCAAGGACGTGTTCGAGTCCAAGCTCGTCAAGCGCGGCATCTCCCTCAAGTCCCTCGACGCCGGCGCCCCGTTCGCCTCCGGCAAGGAGTACCGCATCGAGGCGACCATGAAGGAGGGCATCGACCAGCCCACCGCGAAGAAGATCACCAAGCTGATCCGCGACGAGGGCCCCAAGTCCGTCAAGGCCCAGATCCAGGGGGACGAGCTGCGCGTGTCCTCCAAGTCCCGCGACGACCTGCAGTCGGTCATCGCGATGCTCAAGGACTTCGAGGACGCGGACCTGCAGTTCGTGAACTTCCGCTGACCTAGAGGCATAACCCCTAGTCAGCAACGATTTTCAGGGCGTCAGTCCGCAGGGAGTCCGCAGGAGCCAAGCCGGCCTCCTGCATCAGACCCGTTGCGGCCTGGCGCGTCTTGTCCTCCGCCGAGGGCCACAAGTGCGCGTAGGTGCCCAACGTGATGGTGGCCGAGGCGTGCCCGAGGGCCCGCTGGACCGTGACCACATCGCACCCGCTGGCGATCAGGCCAGAGGCGTAGTAGTGGCGGAAGTCGTGCAAGGTGTTCGCCTCCATGCCGACGCGGCCTCGGAGCTGCCTCCAGTGGTGACCGGCGATCCCCCGGTGCCACAGCGCCCCGCCCGTCTGGAAGATCCAGCGCTCCTGCCCGTAGGTGCCGATCTCCTGGACGTGGCGGGCCAGCATCTCCACGAGGGCCTCGGGGATGAAGATCTCCCGCTCGGAGCCATGCTTGGGCAGCACCACCGTCGTCGTGGCCTTGTTCGAGCCCTGGACCTGCCGGGAGACCCGGACGGTGCGTCGCAGGAAGTCCACGTCGCCCACCTGGATCCCCGAGGCCTCCCCGAGCCGTAGCCCGGCGAACGCGCACAAGCCGAGGTAGGCCCGGAACATCGGCGGCGCTTCCTGAACCGCCCGGCCCACTTGCTCGGAGGTGGGAAGCACCATCTGAGCCTCGGCACGGCGGGCACGCGGCAGGGTGACGCTGTCGGAGGGATTCTCCGCGATCCGCCGATCCCGGACCGCCCCTCGGAGCGCCATCCGCGTGAAGTTGAAGCGATTCCGGATCGTGGCCGGCGAGAGGCCGGCGTCCACCATCTCCTTGATCCACAGCTGGACGTGACGAGTCCGGAGCTTGCCCAGGGGCACGTCACCGAAAGGGACATGCTTCATCGCGGACGCCGCCGAGCTGCGCGTCCCTTCCGTCCAGATCTGCTCATCGGACCACGTCGAGAACCAGGCCGAGAAGGTGACCTTGCCGGCACCGGGATCCACGTAGCGGCCCGTGACGACGGACGCCGTGACCTCGTTCAACCAGTCCTGCGCGTCCACCTTGCGCTTGAAGTGCCGGGCGTGCTCCTTGCCGGCCTCATCCCGGTAGCGGGCGCGCCAGATGCCGTCAGGGCGCTTCTTGATGCTGGCCATCCCCATCACCGCCCCACACGACTCTGTCATTGGTGTACTCCATGTACTCGTTCAGCACATCGACCACGCTTACTTTTACGTCACGGCGACTCATGTTCACGAACCGCTTTGCGCGCTCGCGAATGCCCTCGTCAATGTTCTCGTCATCGAGCAAGCTGTCGTCCCACTGGCTCAACTCGTACTGGAGCGCCTGGCGCGCCACCTCGAAGTGGTGAATGGAGAGTTCCAGGTTCTTCGTGGCGGACTTCAGTTCCTGCCATTCGAGTTCTAGATTCCGGAGGGAACGGGCCTCTTCCGTAGGAAGAATCATCTGCCCCACCAGGGTTCCGAGCACTTGAGCGATACCGCGTGCCTCACCCAAGCGAACGGGGCGCTCCCCCTTCTCCAGTCGAGAGATCGTCGTCTGATGGAAGCCGGGCCAGCCTGCGTCGGTCATCCGCCGCGCCATTTCTCCCTGTGACCAGCCGTTCTCCTCTCGGAGCCTCTTCATCGAGGCCACGAACCTCTCTTCGTCTTCCGCCCCGAGCGGGCCAACTTCGTTCGACATGCGCCAACAGTCCCACAGATCAGACTTGACAGTCAACACGGTCCGTGTTTAGTCTCGCCAGTGTTAGATCGGTACAACACAGTGTTGGACCGCCCGACGACTACGGAGGCTTCCGTGACCACCCCGCTGATGACCACCACAAGCAACTACGACCTGATGCTGATCGACGAGGTGTCCGCGTACACGCGGATCCCGGAGGCGACCCTCCGCTGGTACCGCCACAAGGGCACCGGCCCCAAGGTCGCCAAGATCGGAGGCCGTCTGATGTACCGGCGATCCGACGTGGAGGCATGGATCACCGCCGCCTTCGAGGAGGGGGACGACGAATGAGACCCCTCCCCGGACATGACGAAAGCCCGGCCCATTCCGCCAAGAACTCGCCGAGCTTCCGCGTCCACCACCTTGCAAGCAGCTGGACCCTTCGAGACTACCGGAGACCCCTTGACCACCACCGCTGCGTCAACCTCCCCCACCTGCACACACTGCTCCGACTGGTCGCACGGCTACGCCCTCGGGTACGCCCAGGGACACGCCGCCGGCTTCTCTGACGGACGCCTCGCCGGAGCCTCCGAGGGCTCCGCGCACCCCGCCATCGTGGACTCCGTCAAGCGCATGTTCGGGGACTGGGACGGCCACGAGGCCGCACACCAGCGCTCCGTGATCCGCTTCCGCGACTGGTACGCCGCGTCCCGTCAGGAGGTGGCCGTCCGTGAACCCCGCGCTGCCTGATCCCCTGGACACCGTCTTCACCGCCGCGTCGCTGGAGAACCAGCACTTCCCCCCGCTGGAGTACGTGGTCCCCGGGCTCATCCCCGAGGGCCTCACGCTCCTGGTCGGCGGGCCCAAGCTCGGCAAGAGCTGGATGGCCCTCGGCATCGCCCTCGCCGCCGCTGACGGAGGCCGGGCGCTGGGGACGATCCAGGTGGACCGCCGCCCTGTCCTGTACCTGGCGCTGGAGGACGGACCGCGCCGGCTGAAGTCCCGCATGGAGAAGCTGGGGGTGACCACCTGGCCCTCCACCCTCCACTTCATGACGGAGCTGATCGCCCCGGCCATCCTCACCATTCAGACCTTCATGGAGAGGAACGCCCACGCGCGACCCCTGGTCATCGTGGACGTGCTGAAGAAGATCACGGGCACCTACGGCGGCAACGACGCCTACGGCCACGACTACCAGCAGATGGCGGCGCTGAAGGGCCTGGCCGACGCTGTGCCCGGATCCTCCATCCTCGCCCTGCACCACACCCGCAAGGCGGCGGCCGATGACTACGTGGACTCCGTCTCCGGATCCCAAGGTCTCGCCGGAGCCGCTGACACCATCCTGATCCTGTCCCGCTCACGCGGCACCGGGGAGGCAACTCTCCACGCCACGGGCCGCGAGACCGGGGAGGGAAGCTACGCGGTGCAGCTGAACGAGGGGGCCTGGAGCATCGACGGCTCCGGACTCCACCAGGCATCCGAGAAGGCTGCCCTGCGCGTCATCACCGGAGGCGTGGGCGACACCATGGGCGAGCTGATCGAGATCGTGTCCAACCACGAGGAAGGGATCAAGCCCGCCGACGTGGCCGTGCTGATGCCCAACGTCCCGCCCGACACGGTGCGGCAGTACCTGACGCGGGCGCACAAGGAAGGCCGCGTCGCACGGATGAAGCGTGGTCTCTATGGGCCTGTCACAAGTGTCACAAGTGTCACTACGGAGGAACTGATCCCCTCGGAAGTGACACATGTGACAGATGTGACAGACCTCCAGTGGAAGGCCGCGAGCAATGAGTGACCTCCTGCGCCCCTGCATCACCTGCGGAGAACTCTCCCTCCAGGCCCGCTGTGGGGAGCACCAGCTCCAGCGCACACCCAAGGCCGGAGCCAACGAGCTGGGCTACGACTACGCCTGGCAGAAGCTCTCCGCCCGAGCCCGCCGGCTCCAGCCCTTCTGCGAGGACTGCGGATCCCCCGAAGACCTCACCGCCGACCACTCCGTCGAGGCGTGGAAGCGCAAGGCCGCAGGCAAGGTCATCAGGCTCCGCGACATCTCCGTGGTCTGCCGCCGCTGCAACTCCGAGAGGGGAGCCGCACGCGGTGAGAAGGCGTCCGATCAGTGGCGCAAGACCTGGGGGGAAGGGGTCGCTGAAGACGTTCTAGACCGCGGGGCCAAGGCAAAGTTTCCAACCGACTGCGATTCGTTCTCAACAGAGGAGGTGGACTGACATGGCGATGGGCCCCAAGAAGGCGGTGACAGCCCCGCCGCTGGACTTCAAGGGCTGGCCGAAGGACCGTGCGAAGCGCCGCGAACGGTTCATCCGCGAGTACCTGCTGGTTCCTCGCGGCCACGGGGCGGGCAAGCCGGTGAAGCTGCGCCCGTTCCAGCGCGAGATCCTCCAGGGAGCCTTCGCGCCCGGCATCAGGACCGCCCTGGTGTCCCTGCCCCGAGGCAACGGCAAGACGGCCTTCGCGGCCATGCTAGGCCTTGCCGAGCTGTTCGTGGGCCCGCCGTCCGCCGAGGTGCTGGTGGTCGCCACGGACCAGCGCCAGGCCAACATCACAATGAACCTGGCCCGGCGGATGGTGGAGCTGAACCCGGAGCTGGCCGAGCGGGTGCAGATCTACAAGGACCGCCTGCACGTCCCCCACAACGACGCGAACCTGATCCCGCTGCCCGCCGAGTATGGCGCGCTGCAGGGCTACGATCCGTCGCTCCTGGTGGTGGACGAGCTGCACGTCGTCACGGAGGAAGTCTGGAGCGCGGCCACGTCCGCCGCCGGCAAGCGCGAGGAGTCCCTGACCCTGGCCATCTCCACGCCGGCCTCCACCGAGGACAGCATCATGTGGGCGCTGGTGAAGCACGGGCGCTCCGGCGAGGACCACCAGTTCTACTTCAAGGAGTACGCGGCCCCGGAGGGCTGCGCAACCACGGACCGGGACGCCTGGAAGATCGCCAACCCCGCCCTGGCCTGCACTCCCCCGTTCCTGGCCGAAGACGCCATCGAGGCGGTCCGCAAGACGCTGCGCGAGCCCGTGTTCCGTCAGCTGCGCCTGGGCCAGTGGGCCAAGGGTGTGGACTCATGGCTGCCCTTCGGAGCCTGGGAGGCCCTGGCCGCTCCGGAGCGGGAGATCACCGGGAAGGTGGTGCTGAGCTTCGACGGGTCCGCCTCGGGCGACTCCACGGCCCTGATCGGCTGCACCGTGGGCCCGGACCCCCACGTCTGGGTCGAAGGTCTCTGGCAGAACCCCGGCGACCTGCGCTGGCGCGTGCCTCGCTCCGAGGTGATCGCCACGATCAACACCGCCTTCCAGAAGTTCGACGTGCTGGAGTGCGCGTTCGACCCGTGGGGGTGGCGCTCGGAGATCGAGGAGCTGGCCAAGGTCCACGGCGAGCGTCGCGTCATCGAGTGGAACACCGCGCACGCCGGACGCATGGCCCCGGCCACGGACCGCATGTACCAGGCCGTGATGACCAAGACGCTCTCGCACGACGGGGACGAGCGCATGGCGGCGCACTTCGCGCACGCCGTGGCCAAGTCCACCGCTCAGGGAGATCTCGTGACCAAGGACAAGAGGAACAGCCCCCGCAAGATCGACGCCGCCGTGGCGGCAATCGTGGCCCTGGACCGGGCTGCATGGCATCACGCCAAGACCAACAAGCGCCGCGTTGTCGGCTTCTGATGGAGGACACCATGAACCCCAACCCCGTACTGAACACCCTGCTGCAGACCCTGGACGCCCCCACCGCCCGCTTCACCGAGCTGGACCGCTACTACGCCGGCGACCAGGCCCTGGCCTTCCTCTCCCCCGAGGCCTCCAAGGCCCTCGGGAATCGCATGACGCGGATCTCCGCGAACATCCCTCGCCTGGCCGTGACGTCCCTGGCCGAGCGGCTGCGCGTCATCGGCTTCTCCCGCGACGGCCAGCCCGACGCCCAGCTCTGGACCGACTGGATCTCCAACGACCTGGACCAGACCTCCACCGTGGCCCACCGCGAGGCCCTGACCCTGGGAGCCTCCTACGTCATCGTGTGGGCCGACCCGTCCGGTGCCCCGAGCGTCTCCGTCGAGTCCGCCCGCCAGGTCGCCGTCCTGCGAGACCCCGGCACGCGCCGGATCACCGCGGCACTGAAGCGATGGGAAACGGGCACCACCACGGAGGCCGTGCTGTACGAGGCGGACAAGATCACGCGGCTGCGCGCCCAGCACACGGGCGCGGTCACCTTCGGCCAGTTCGCCACGGTGGAGGTGCTGGAGAACCCGCTGGGCATGGTGCCCGTGGTGGCGCTGCGCAACAGTGACCGGCTCCTGGACGACGGTGTCTCCGAGATGACGGACCTGATCCCCCTGGTGGACGCGCTGAACAAGCTGCTGGCCGACATGATGGTCAGCTCCGAGTTCTTCGCCCGGCCTCGCCGCTGGGCCACGGGCCTGGAGCTGGTCGAGGACGAGGACGGCAACGCCGTGAACCCGATTTCCGAGGATCACCGGATGATGGTCTCGGAGGCCCCGGAGACGAAGTTCGGTCAGCTGCAGGCGGCGGACCTGTCCTCCTATGAGGCCTCCGTCCGCGTCGTCCTGGGCCAGATCATGGCGGTCTCCGGCCTGCCGGCCCACTACATCGGGATCCTGACGGACGCGCCCACGTCGGCGGACTCCATGCGCGCCGCCGAGGCCTCCCTGGCCGCACGCGCCGCCGCCCGCCAGGCTCAGCTCGGACGGGCGTGGGAGGACGTGGCACGCCTGATGGTGGCCGTCCGGACCGGCCTGGACCCGCTGAACCTGGACGTGCGCGTCCACTGGGCCGACACCACCACGCGCTCTGTCGCCCAGGAGGCCGACGCCGCCGTCAAGCTGTACTCCGCCGGCCTGCTGCCCGCCTCCACCACCCTGGCCCGCCTCGGCTACTCCGACGACGAGATCACCGGGATCCGCCAGACCCGCCAGGCCGAGGCCCTGGACGCCGCCGGGATCGACCTGACGGAGCTGGCCCAGTGAGCTACACGGAGAAGGTGGTGGCCCTCGGTGCCCGGACCGAGGCCAAGGCGACCGAGATCCTCCGTCTGTGGAAGGCCGGCCAGATCTCCAAGACCGAGGCCATCGGCACCATGGCCTCCCTGATCGCCAAGGCCAATGTGAAGGCCACGGCCCTGGCCGACGCCTCCCTGGCCGCGACGCTGAGCCTGGAAACCGGGGAGGCGGTGCCGGCCATCGGAGTCACCCAGCGCTCCGGAGGCACGATCCTGCGCCGGGCCATCAGGAAGATCCTGAACACCCCGACCACCGAGGCCGACATGCTCATGCGCGTCCAGCGGATCGCCCGCCTGGAGCCCATCGGCCAGGCAGCGCGGGCGCACTCCAAGGCCCTGGCCGCTCAGCCCGCCGTCGAGGGATGGGTCCGGGGCATGGACGCCGACCCGTGCCAGCTGTGCCGCTGGTGGTACCGGGACGGGCGCGTCTGGCCGAAGAACCATCCGATGCCCCACCACAAGGGCTGCACCTGCACGCAGATCCCCACCATGATCCCCGGCGTCCCTTCGACCGGCTACACCGCCAAGATCGAGCGCCGCCGCAACGCCCTGTCCAACACCAAGAAGCACAACCCCGAGAGGACCGCACGATGACCGAGCACGCCGCCCCCCAGATGACCGATGCCAACGGCGACCCCGAGGAGATCCTCCCCGGCACTCCGGCCTCCACGGCCCGCGAGGACGCCGAGGACCACACCACCGAGGACACCGCCGAGGTGCTTCACAAGGAAGCACCTGCCCCCGCCGAGGCCGAAGCGGACACCTTCTCCCGCGACTACGTGGAGAAGCTGCGCCAGGAGAACGGCAAGTACCGTCAGCGGGCCCAGCGCGCCGACGATCTGGCCCACCGCCTGCACACCGCCCTGGTGACGGCCACGGGACGCCTGGCGGATCCCACGGACCTGGAGTTCTCCGAGGACCACCTGGAGGATCCCGAGGCCCTGGAGGCCGCTGTGGAGGCCCTCCTGACTTCCAAGCCCCACCTGGCCGCACGCCGGCCCCGTGGGGACGTGGGCCAGGGTGCCACCAGCTCCGGTGCTACCGTGGACCTGGCCGGACTTCTCCGGTCACGAGCCTGAAAGGGGCCACGGTGAAAGAGCCGGACGCAACGCTGAACGATCTGTACGCCCAGAACGAGAGCATCATCCGCCACCTAGAGCGGATGAACGAGAACCTGTACTACATCCGCGAGGCCGTCTACGGACAGACGCGGGAGGAGTCAGGCGAGCCCTACGCGAACCCGAAGCACGGCAGCTGGGGCATGGTGGACTCGGAGCAGATCGAGTCCCTGGAGGCGGTGCTCCAGGAGATCGCTGACTCGCTGGGCAAGCGATAGGCCCTACTGGTCGAAAATACCCCCTAGGGGTATACTGAGAGGGTCGGCCCTGGTGGCCGGCCCTCTCTGCCGTCCTGGTGACGTCGAGGTCGAGATCCATCTCCCTCCGTCCCCGAAAGGACACCCATCATGGTTGAGACCACCGCCACGAACCCCGAGCTGCTCCAGGAGCAGGTCGCCCGCATCCTGATCCAGCCGCTGGAGGCCGCGTCCGTCGTCCTCGCCGCCGGCCCCCGCATCTTCGACACCGCCTCCCCGCTGCGGATCCCCAAGCTGGTGTCCTCCACCGAGCCCTCCTGGATCGGTGAGGGCGAGCTGATCCCCGAGCACGACGTGGACTTCGACGAGGTCACGCTGATGCCGACCAACCGGAAGTCCGTGAAGACCCTGATCCGGTTCACCAACGAGCTGCTGCGCCAGTCCGTCATCGGCCTGGACTCCGTCCTGAAGGAGCGCCTGGTCTCCGACGTGGCCCGCAAGATCGACGACGCCTTCCTGACCGGCGACGGCGCGGACGGCTCCGTGACCGGCATCGTGAACCAGCCCGGCGTCCAGACCGCCGTCCTGGACGCCTCCGAGCCCGACTCCCTCCTGGACGCCCTGGCCCTGGCCCACGCCGCCGAGGTCGCCCCCAACCGCTGGTTCCTCTCCGGCGCGGACTTCTTCTCCGTCCGCAAGATCAAGGACACCTCCGGCAAGTACGTCCTGGAGTCCGACCTGACCACGGACGCCACGCACCGACTGTTCGGCGTCCCCGTCACCGTGACGAACAAGCTGCCCGCCGGCACCGCCGTCCTGGCGAACATGGCCGAGGTGGCCGTGGCCCGCGACACGAACCCCACGGTGAAGATCCTGGACCAGCGCTATGCCGAGTTCGACGAGCAGGCCATCCGCGTCACCGCCCGCTACGACCTGGGCCTCCTGCGCCCCGAGGGCGTCGTCGTCCTGAAGTCCGCCGTGGCCGGGGCCTGAGATGCTGACCGGCCAGCGAATCGCTGAGTTCCTCGGTCGAGGTGATGACACCGAGCTGGCGACGCTGGCCGGTCACCACCTGCCCGTCGTGACGGCCTTCGTCCGGGCCTACACGCGCGGCAACGGCTTCTACACGGACAACGACCCGAACGACGATCTGGAGGCCGTCCTGACCACGGCCACGGCCCGCCTGGTGGTGAACCCCGACCAGGCGCGCCGGATCCAGGTGGACGACTTCTCCCAGACGTTCGCCACCCTGGACGGCTTCACGCTGCCGGAGCTGGCGGTGCTGAACATGTACCGGAAGCGGGCCCTGTGATGGACGCCGTGGCCGCAACCCTCGCCGGACGCCGCGCCGCCGAGCGCACGCTCACGGACCGGATCCGCGTCACCCGCGCCGGCGGCAAGCCCGTCACCGATCCCGACACGGGTGTGGTCACCTTCCCGGAGGCCACCGTCTGGGAGGGGAAGGCACGGGTGCAGATCACGGCCCCGGCTGCGGAGACCTCCGCCGTCGCCGGAGCCATCTACACGATCCAGGCTGCCTTCCTCCACGTACCCGTGGGAGCTGGGCCGTTCAAGATCGACGACCAAGCCGAGATCACCGCCTCGCCGCTGGACCCGCACCGCGTCGGACGCAGACTCCGGATCACCGGACTGCACGAGAAGACGCACGCGGTGCTTCAACGGCTGAAGATCGAGCAGATCACCGGCTGA